ATCTTGAGACAATGATATCCGCAGTGTTAGACAAAGTAGAGTCCCGCGACAGGTTGCCAGACAACGATCCCTTGAGGTTCGACAAGAACGGCATCCCCCTGTCTAGGGAGGCGTTAGACGCCAAGCTCGAAATGATTATACAGTCATGGTAACTAAAGAGGAGAATGACTAGTGGCTGGACGACCGATTATTAAGGCGGCATACAAGGCTCTTACTGGACTTGGTGAAACCGTCATTTTTGAGAAGTATTTGGAAGTTCGTAGTGTAGAACGTTTGTTAAAGAATATTGAGCCTGATATTGGGCACGTTAGTATGGGTGTATTCTATAAATGGCTCCATAGCGACAGGACGGGAGAACGTTGGCAGAGGTGGCAGGACAACAAAAAGATCATAGGGTCTAACCTTGTTGAAGAAGCGTTGTCCATAGTTGATGATGCGGACGACGGGTCTGTACAAGCCGCCAGGTTGAAAGCGGAACAGCGACGGTGGATGTCTGAGCGATATAACCGCGAAGAGTATGGTAAGCCTGACGCCACGCTGAACGTTGTGAGCATAGGAACTGATTTCTTGAACGCCTTGAAAAAGGTGGAGCACGAAAGCTCTACAGAGTTACCCGAGGCTGACTACGAGATTGTTGATGAGGATTGATACTACTTCTGGGGAGAGTTCATAATGCAAGTATTTGTATTAACCATTGGATACCTATTAGCTGTTGTTGCCGCCAACGTCGCGGTAGCTGTGTTCGGACCAACTACGTCGGTGTACACGGCGTTTCTGTTGATTGGGTTGGTCTTGATTGCTCGGGATCGTCTGCATGACGAGTGGGGCGACAAGGTTAAGCGAAACATGGCTCTTTTAATCCTCGCAGGGTCAGGAGCGAGCTATTTGTTTGGCGGTTCGGTGAGGCAGGTTGCGATTGCGTCAGGTGTGGCGTTTATGTTGAGCGAGGGAGTTGACGCTATTTGCTACCATGTCCTGAGAGATCAGACCTGGTATCGACGAGCTAATGGTTCCAACATCGCGGCTGCTGCTGTGGACAGCGTTGTTTTTCCGCTGTTGGCGTTTGGGTCGTTCATGCCTTGGATAACCTTGGGGCAGTTTTTAGCAAAGGTTTGTGGTGGGGGGGTATGGTCTGCGTTGCTGAAACCCAGACGATTATTGGTGGCTGGTCTGTTGGTATTGCCAGCCCCGTTAATGGGCCAATCATTATCAGTTGGAGTTGGTGAGTATCACAACCAGTTTGCAACTCAAACCGTAGTTGAGGCAGTAGTTCTTGCTCCTAGTATAGCTGGATTCACGCCAAACTTAGTTGCGAGTTTTGATACAAGAGGGAACGGGGAACCTGTTTTGTTGCCGCAGGTAGGGCGTGATTTGGTAGCATCGTTTCCAGTGATTGTGGGTGTAGATATGGGAGCCTCTTTAGGCCCTTGGGACGATTATTCATCTTGGGAGCCACATGGTTCTGTTAGGGTTATGGCATTTATAAATTCAAAAATAAAAGCTGTAACGATTGCAAGTTGGCAACCATTTAACAGATGGGAGCGTTCCATAATCGCGAAAATAGATTGGTCACTGTTTTAATAGGCGAGTGCACAGGCCGCATGGCTAACGAAGCCTTGGGGTTGGGCTGGGGCCGAATGTGGATTGCCCGAGGTCGTAATATATACACCACTCCGACAGAGCCTTGGGGCTTTGATAACGGAGCTTTTAGGGATTGGGCTAAACAGATTCCATTCGATAAGGAAAAGTATTTGATATCCTTGGACAGAGCACTACAACAAAAAACACTGCCATATCTAGCTGTGGTTCCCGACTCTCCTGGTTGTGCCAAATCGACATTGAAAATGTTTGATTATTGGATGCCCCGACTGCCGTTGCATTTTCCTTGGTACATAGCTGTGCAAGATGGCATGACACCCAAAGATGTTGAGGACCTTCCCATCTCAGGTGTTTTTTTAGGTGGGTCAAATTCTTATAAATCGTCCGCATTAGATTGGCGAAATTGGACTAAAGACAATTCCCTGCCTTTTCACTATGGCCGTTGCGGTACACCAAACAAGATTGCCCACGCCCTAGAAGTTCAAGCAGATTCGATTGACTCCGCGTTTCCCATGTGGACCAAGGCACGGTGGAAGTTTTTTGTTGAATGTGTTTTAAATGGACCACCTCAACTATCTCTTTTTTAATTACGATGAGAATTGATACTACTTCTGGGGATTTTGATTTCACCTATCTCTCATTAGGTGCAGGTGTCCAGAGTTCGGCGTTGTTGGTCTTGGCGTGTACGGATGACAGGGTGCCAAAGCCCGACGTAGCGATCTTTTCTGATACAGGCGACGAGCCCCAATATGTACTGGACTATCTCGATATTCTTAGGGAGTATGCCGAGCCCTTTGGCGTATCTGTGGTTATTGCTCAAAAGGGTGTCTTGAGCGAGGAGGCTCTTGCTAGGGATAAGTTTGTCCCTATTCCGTTGTACACCCTTCACGCTGACGGCACCAAGGGTGTGCTACGCCGCCAATGCACCCGTGAATACAAGATTACACCCATAAACAAGAAGGTTAGGGAGCTTCTGGGCTACCAGCCGTACAAAAATGTAAAGCACACTGTCCGAGCCATGCTTGGCATTAGCACGGACGAAATGCAACGCATGAAAGACAGTTGGACCAAATGGGTTACGAACACCTACCCGCTCGTCGATTTAGGTATTTCTCGTAAGGATTGTTACGACATTATAAAAAACGCGGGGCTACCTGAACCGAAGAAGTCAGCTTGCGTGTATTGTCCATACCATGATGATCGGTACTGGCAGTGGATGAAAGACGAGCAACCAACAGAGTTTAATCGTGCTGTCGAGTTTGATCGTGCGATTAGAAATAAGACAATGCAAGGCAGTGACTCCCCTGCATTTGTCCACCGATCCTGCGTTCCTCTTGAGGAGGCTGAGTTTTACTCTGGTGACAAAAACCAGGTTGATCTGTTTAACAACGAGTGTGAAGGTATGTGTGGGGTGTGAGTCAGTACCAAGAGTATTTAGACGCCCTATATAGCTACGAAGAATATGTAGACGCATTTGCTGACACGTTTGTGGTCGTTACTCTCGACGATTCATTTATAGATCGGCTTTCGGCTTGGGTCACAAAGGTTATAGCTGAAAAACGAAAAGAGGCACATCACCAGATTGATGGCAGCAACGAGCACAAGCGGTGGACGACGGGATACCTGGGTGAGTGTGCGGTCGAGAAGTATTTGGGCACCCCCTTCATAGATTGGTCTGTGGGAGATTCTTCTTTGTATAGACGGCCCGATCTTTCCAGTTTGGGTATTGATTGCGGAATAAAGACTGTCGAGCACGGAAAGTACCCGCTTGTATTCAAGGACGCCGAGACACCAGAGTTCATTGTTGTCAGAAAAGACCACAACACGTTCTGGTTATGTGGCTGGGCAGAGCCCGACATTTTAAACACACACCAAACAGACGAGTTGATTCTCGACGCTCGCCTCAAGGCCAGGGGGACAAAAACCGCTTTTTACGGTTTTGAACACCTGTTGCCACCCAACTTCTTAAAACTCGTTTTTATTTTGGATCTTGAGCGATTTTGACCCGCGAGGTTGCGTTCTAAGGCACATGGCGACCATTCCGAGGGTGTTGGGTAGGGTAGACTAGAAATGTCTGTTAATTCGCCCCTCAGCACGGTTAGCGACCATATCGCATAAAAGTTGCCATACGCGGCTTGCTGGCGGGTATCCGAACTGAGAAAGATACTCCTCTATGATGTCGTCTGGCGATTTTCCTATCCAACGGAACTTGTTGTTCTTTAATTTCTTAAAGTGTTGCGGGTGTTGTTTTGACAGATCCCCAATAGGTTTTCCACGGGCCGTGTTTCTTTTTTGACAGATCAGGTACGCTTCGACCGCTCTGTCGATAACCTGTTGGATTTCATTCGGTTCCTTCATCCTGGGTTTCCTTCGCAGGAAGAAGTCGATACGCCGCTCTCATGTACGATCTACCATCTATACCTGCTATGCGTTTTTGGGTTGTTTCCAGCCGACCAGCGTTCCAGAGCACCCGAAGTTTTTTTCGCACAGTAGGATTACTCAAACCTATCGCGTCACTCAGTTCTGTTGTTGTAAACGAATCTCGATCCCCCTCATGCGTAACTACTGCCAGAATTTCTTTGATAATTTCTTCTTCGGTCATGCTCATTTCTCGCCTTGGATTGGTGTCGTGCGAGACACGTTAGACAACAATGGTTTTACTTCGACGCTACCGTCGTCTTCAATAACAAGAACTAAGATCCCAATACTTGCCATGTTTTCGGCAGCGATTCTATGGACCCATTCAGTCGCAAGCTGAAACGCGGGACACGCAATCATCCGAGTAACACCACGATGATCGTACCCACTGTCCATGTACTGATGATTATGTGATCGGATACCAATATCGGGTGGGCGTTTTTCGTCCCACGCTTTTTGGAGATTTCCTCTTTTCATTTCTTGCCACATATCAAGTGCGTTTTCAGCCCAGACATCAAATGCGTATAACGACGAGTATGAACGCCTGGTGTTAGCTCGCTGACCCATACGACCATGATGAGCAATATCCAACCGCACACTGCCGATATCTAACCTGCGTCGATAGCTCGAATACATACCCGTGTCAGGATCCTGCTCTACGGGCCAGCCTTGGCCGTGCAACGCTCTCGCTATGCCCTCTTCTGATTCTGCTGACCGACCGACATGAGAAGGTGTCCCCCGAACTACATGAACCTGTTTCGGTTTAAGAGCTAACGGAACAGCCAAAGATTCCATTGCTGTTCGTATATGGATCCCTGTAAGCGGACTGGCGATCTGGGGAGTTCTGTGGTGGTCGCCATCAATCATGTCCCCGTTTAAGACAAGGTGTAATGTTTTCTTTCTGGATAAGGTCTTAACAATTTGCCAGTGCTGTTTCCATTCGCTCCATAACCATTTTTGAGCGTCGGACGCTTCGTACCAACCACCATCGTCTAATTCTATACCTGTATCGGGACACAACCCGATAGTCGATCCGCAGTGCAGATCACTAGCAACTGCTACGATTGTAGACATTACCTACCCCATATGACATAACCCGCAGCTAACCCCGTAGCTGCCAGCCACCAATCGACCTTTAAACGTAGACCTAGAGATGGGTTCATCGCCTTGTCTAAGGCTTCTATTTGTCGTCGTTGGATTATGTCCTTGAACTCATGTGCCGTGAGTTCTTTTCGCATGGTCAGGATAAGCTCTTGAGCTTGGTCAGCCCTTAACCGTTCGGCAGCGGTAAGAGTTCGTTCTTCGATAACCAGGGAGTCTAGTACAGCAATCTGCGTTTCGTAGCTTTCTACGATTTCGTCTAGCTTAACGACCTGGATCGAATCTAGGGATTCTCTCAGGCTGGCTGTAATAGCCTCAGAACGCATTTGTGCCTGACGGCTACGCTCTCTAAGCCTGGCAACCTCAACTTGATTCTGTGTCCGTATTTCTACGATGGCTGAATCTGAACGCTCTAGCTCTATCTCAAGCGAGTCTGTTCTTTCAGAAATAGAATCAATAACAACCTGTTGTTCTTCTACCCTGACTGCTGTGTCCTCTGCAATTCCACGCCAGTACGCTGATTCTGTTAGTTGATTAACTAACGCAAATACTAATAAAGAAGCAGGGACCGCTATCCACACCCATGTTGGTATTCTTACCATCGGGCTGGCGTAGGTCTACCGATCATTCCTCGTATGTCTATATGAGTAAATGTCTCGTATCGACCTATTCCAAATAAATGGCTTTGAGGATGCCGTTCTAACATATCCGCAACTTCATTTGGTTTATAGCCGATTTTAACTACATCAGCAGCACCACAAGTAATGTGCATTGAGGTAATAACTCCCCCTATTGCTTGATTGTAGTCAGGATCTCTGTACCAAGAATTGACCAACACAGGAGCCGTAACTTCTTCCTCGCGAAGCCATGATAGAATATCTATCAGTTTTATGGCAGTTTCAAGCATTTTTAAATTAGGTGCTTGAAGAATGGTGTCGCCTGACTTGCGGCCTACATCACAAATTTCTAATGGCGTAAAGTTTGTAATGCCTAATTCTCGAAGCCTGTCTCCACAAACCTCGACCCATTCAC